ACATTTTGGAGTTGAAGAATCGCAAGACGTTATCCCTTCCGACGTTCTGGGATGAAGCAACTTCCGAAGCAGAAAACTATGCGAAGGCTCGTGGTTTATCCTCTTCACCGCCAGCCTTCGTCATAGTGAAACGACGAAACGCATCAATCGAAAAGGCTTGGGTTATCCAAGACTTACAAAGTTGGGTAAAGGAGAAACAATAATGCCAACACCAGAAGGTAACATCACTAGTACACAGGTATGGTTAACACCAGCAGAAGAAGCAAAGCCAGAAGAGACAAAGGCTGAAGAAGAAAAGAAATGATTTGCGAAAACTGTAAGATGGCAGGTGAGTTCAACGCTCACGCTAAGCCAGCACTTGCACAAGCAAAGCATCAAGAGTGCGAGAAGGGTTGTGTATGTCAACACAAGGTTGGTCCAGAGTACGTCGCAAAGGCAAAGGTAAAGCCGATGCAAGTACAATCTCCATAACAACTATTGTTTTGCATTACGGAGGGGAAGTAAAAGAGGGACGTAACGTATCGGTGAAGTGTTGTATACACCACGACACACGCAGGTCAGCAGTCATTGATACCTACAACAATTTATATTTTTGCCACACCTGCGGTAAAGGTGGAAGCGCAGTAGATGTGGTGATGGAGAAGGAAGGATTAGGTTTTAAGGATGCTATTAACAGAGCAGAAGAAATCGTTGCTGGAAGCGGTGACACATTACAGCAATCATCTCAGCGACGAGGCGCTAAATTATCTCGACGAACGTGGAATATCTAACCAAGTAGCACAGCAGTTCTCGCTAGGAACTATCGTCGACCCTATCAATGGACACGAAGCATTTACTGGGTGGCTATGTATCCCATACTTCACTGCTCTAGGTGATGTGACTATTGTTAAGTTCCGCAGGTTAGATGATGGCAAGCCAAAGTATGGACAGCCTGTTGGTCAGAAGACTCATCTATTTAATGTCTCAGATACTCTTGCTGATTCACCACGCATTGTTATCTGCGAAGGTGAACTTGATGCGATAGTGTTATCGGGAGTGATAGGAATACCAGCAGTTGGTGTACCTGGTGTTGCCTCGTGGAAGAATTACTATGCAAAGTTGTTTAATGGTTTTGATACGGTTTATATTGCTGGTGATAATGACATCAAAGAGGATGGCTCCAACCCTGGCGCTGAGTTCTCAAGGCGTGTCGCTGGTGATTTAATTAACGGACAAATAGTACAATTACCCGCAGGTATGGATATAAACGACTTCTATCTGGCCAACGGGTTAGAGAATACAGCCAACCTAGTAGGAGGAAAGTGATGTATGACCAGCAAGAAGGAGTTGAATCAAGTAGCAGAATTGTTGATGAATATGGGGATGGTCATAGTCTCAATGGACTACAAGGAAGGAACTATTACCTGCAAACCAATTCCAGTAAAGAAGTAGCAGACAAGTTTATCTTGGATATGTGGGCTGTCTTTGATACTGCTGGCAACTTGCTCCTCAAAAAGCACTCTGACTATGGTCCGCTCAATGTGGCTCACTCACCTGGTGGTGCGCTTAATGGTCTGCGAGTTCGTATGTGGGACAAGATTGCTCGCATAAATAACTTACTTGATAGCGGAGTAAAGCCTTCTAATGAATCTTTGCGTGACTCTTTTGTTGACCTGATGAACTATGCCGCCATCGCACAGATGGTGATTGATAAGACGTGGCCTGAGTTACCAGAATGAGTAGTTTCTCATCGTTTGATTTAGACTTCGAGTATGGAGTTGATGGAGAGAAGTTAGTCTCCGACCTGCTCTTAGGTAAAAAGACTATTGAAGTTAAGCGTGACCGCAAGTGGATTAAGACTGGCAATATCTACATAGAAACTGAGTGCTTCTTTACCAAGTCAAACTCGTGGGAGTTATCAGGTTTATCTGTTACCAAGGCTGGCTACTGGGCTTTTGTCATTGAAGAATCTATTGTCATCATACCCACTGATACCTTGCGCTTTGCTGTCAATGTCTACGGCAAGGAAATCTCCTGCCATATCCCACCGAATTTATCCAAAGGATTTCTTCTCACACCAGAACAACTTATCAGCGCAACAAAGGACTATCCTCGTGACTGAATTAAATCCTATCCTTGATGACCTGATTGCTTCGGTTGTCACCGTCACCTTCCGCAGGTATCGCAAGTTTGTCGAGCGTTTGGACCTCAAGCAAGAAGCCTACACTTTCGTCTACTCCAAGGCTGAGATGTTTAATGAATCTCTTGCTATTGAAAATGAGATACAACGTGGCTTTAATGAGAAGAAGATTGCTTGGCAGATTAAGCGAAACCTTGAGCGCTACTGTCGCAAAGAGAAGGCAAACAAGTCTGGCTATGCCACCAATGATGAAGCCTTCTATGACACCGTCACCATCGCACAACTCTTGCCCTATGTCATTTCCTCTATCGTCTCTAATACAGCCCTAGAACAGGCACAGAACCTTATCAATGATGGCACTCCACGCAAGCCATCAGCGCCAGCAGAAGGTGGCAACCTACTTGCTATCTTGATTGATATTAAAAAGTCTTACGAGTTATTAGATAAAGATGAGCAGGAAATCCTACGCCTGCGCTATCACGACAACCTCACACTTGAACTGTTGGGTGAGTACCTCGAATGCTCTCGCTCTACTGCCGAGCGTAAATCTAATAACGCTTTGCGTAAGTTAAACAATAACATCGGCGGAGAGTCACCCTATAACTAATGACATACGAATACACTTGCCCTAGTTGCCACATCACTATCTTTGTTGAGCGCTCTATCCATTCTGAAGCGTCATCTCCCACCTGCCGCGACTGTCAGATAGAAGCGGTGCGTAATTGGTCTGCCACTCCCGTACACTTTAAGGGCACTGGCTTTTATTCTACCGACAATTAGAAAGACCCCCGCCGAAAGGGTAGCGGAGGTCTTAAGCCTAATCGTACACTAACTAGTAGTGGTTGTGTCTAATGTGGTATTTCCACGCTCTACAAGGTGTTGAGTATCTCGTAGAAATGTATCTAAGACCGTGGAGAATTTGGATTGCAGGTCTTCTATCCTTTTCTCCAAGGAGTTGAGCAATTCCGTAAGCGCTACTTCTTGGGTTGTCTGCGTATTGGTCAAACCTGCTCTCACTGGTCCAAAGGGCGTTAAGGCACGACCATTCTCTTCCTCTCCACCCGTAACCAGCCGAAGCGTAGGTCTTTGCGAGTAATCTATTGGCACGTTTCTCCTTCCACGTTGCTTGTTTGCTCGTTATCTTACTCTGTTTGTGTATCGGTGTGTGAGCCGTTTGTACTCCCACTATTAACAGCAGGCACGAGAGTAGTACCGCTAATGTCCAACCATTTCTTTCCCGTTTCCTCATCTGCCTTAAACTCCTCATCGAGTAGTTGCTTATAGGTATCGTTGTAAAGGTTGGCTAGGCGCGTGAGCGCCCTCGACCTTGCTCTTTGATAGTTGCGTAGGTAGACCGCACTTTTCTCTGCTGAGCGTACTCTATCAGTTTTATCTGCCATTAAGAAAATCCTCAAAGCATATCAGTATATATGCTATTAAACACATAGCGATTACGCCTAAGAAAATCATAGCGGCTTCTCCTTATCCATCTGGTCTGAAATCGTGGCAAGAATAAGGGCGGTAACATCTATCTGGTCTGTCACCAGCACCATATCCTCTCCCTTTTCTGTATCCCATACGGTTACCACCACACGGGCGTTAGGTGTTTTACGAAAAAAGCGTACAGTTTCTAGTGCGCTCTCTGAACCAAAGGCGCTATCTCCCCCGCTATCTTTCACCTCATAAAAGTTTGCTAGTTTCATTGTGTTACCTCTTCCTCTTCCTCTGTGTTAAACATTTGCGCCATCACGGCATTAGCCTTTCGTAGTGTAGCAATAGCCCTGCGCTGAGTTATATATTCGACAGCGTGGGCGCATTGGTCCAAAGATATTAAACAGTCCCCGCACATTGGTGCGCTCATTATCTTCCTCTTTCTCTTCCGCAAGTCTTACAGTTCTCCAACGGTGCGCTATCTGTGTCCCAAGTATAGAAACCGCACTCAACGCATATTTCATTTTCGCTTGTGTATCTATCAAGCAAGTGTTCCTTCATCTTAGACATTATTGCTTCCTCTTTCTAGTATCCACCAAGGCATTGTGCGCTCGGTGTGTGTAGTCTAAAACTCACGGCTAGTTCACCGCGAGTGGGGGCGTACAGTATGACACCGCACGCCCCGCACTTCATATCCCATTCACCCGCTGACGGGTCATATCTATAAATTGACCGCCCCCTCTTCTAACTCTCTCTTGATGTCGTTTATGGTCCGCTCGTTATCTTCCTCTGCGACAGGCTCAAAGTCTGGGTCATACACGCACCCTTTCCCGTGGTATGAGAAAATATGCTCGCCACACCCCGCGCATTCATTGTTGCGGTTATAGTTTCCCATCACTTGCCCCCATATACGCATTTAATGACATCGCCGACGCATACACCGTCAGCGTTCACCCATAACTGGGTTGAGATAAACCAGATAAGCAGGGCTAGGGCGATACCTAGCACGATTTTTCCGCGCTTTGTCAGTCGTTGCTTAGGCATTACGCACTCATCATTTCTAAAATTCCTTCAGCGTATCTCCACACTGAGGAATCTTGCTCGACTTGTTTGCGTGCGCCATCGTACCAATCTTGGTAGATATACTCTACCTTCTCAATGTCGCCTTCAGAATCGGTAGTTATTTCAATCCAATCAGCAGGACCACCACCAGACCAGATAACCTTGTACACCTTCTTGACCTCTATTCCGTAGGACATTTCGTTAATTTCGTTATACGCCTCGTCCTCTAGGTCCATACCGTCACCGCTATCTATTACCGCATAAAGGCGGTGTAGTTCCGCCTCGCGGTCTGCCAGTTCCTGCCCAATGCGCTCAGCGCACGTTTCTTGCTTGGTTTCCATTATGTTTCCCTTTCGTGATTAGCCCCTACTTGTTAGGTGGCTACCTCCTCCCATAGTCTCGCAACTATGAGAGAAAGTAAAGCACCTACGCCACAGTTTTTTTTACTTTTCCTCTCTCTTGAATTTGTCGGCTAGGTTCAAGACCCAATTCGCCACATCGGTTTGCCCTCTTTCTTTAGCGTCCTTGAGTAATAGGTGATAGATGTAATTATTCTCGTTTGGCTCTAAATTGAGGCGCATTATGCCCCCCTCTTGACTCTATGAATTCGATACTGTCCGCCTGTCCACGCGGTCACTGTCACCGCGTAATCTTCTGCTTCTTGCTTAGTTGCGAATTCATAGGGCATAACACCTTTACCGCGAATTTCTACCTTGTAAATCATTCTATGCCCCTCTCTTTGCTAGATATTGCGCTAGTTGCTCATCACACTTAGCGCGGAAGCAGGTATCGCATAGGCGATAGGTAGGTGACTCTGAGTGGTATCCCTTGCCCTGACCGCACTTGTCGCAAGGGCGGATGTATGAAGGAACCTTGAATTTCTTTGCCATTTCTTTACCCTTTCTCTTTGGTCTGGCTCATCAGTAGGGGGAGACCAATCCGCCCTAGACCCCCGTGAGGGGGTTTCGCCTAGTTGTGGAGAACCTCGGTCGCAACCATAAAGCGATTCTCGTCAAAGCGTGGGTTTTCCATAAAGAATTCATTGGAGAGGATTACGGCTAATTCATAGAAACCAGCATTAGCGCCATCCATAACCTCTTTGCGATTGTCTGATTCGTGCGCTACTTTGGCGCGAGCATCGCGGATTGCCTTTGCGATTAGTTCGTAGTCTTTGCGTGTCATTTGATTTGCCCCTTTTCGGTTCGTTCGGCGGTGTTGCCGATAAGAGAAGAATATATGAGCACATAGTATATGTCAATAGCAGAATCTAGCGCGTGTCGGTCAATAATCGGTCATCACTTTAGCACCGTCTAATCAAGCATTACCATTGATTAGACTTGAGCAACGCCTTGCCGTTGCCACCGTTTATCGGTGTCTATTAGGACAGATGTTCGACGGTTAGGCGGGGTGTATCGGCGGTGAAAGGCTGAGGGTTTATTAAGTGGCTCTGTCTGGAAATTGTTAGAAAAGGGAGCAAGTTGGAAATCGTCAGAGTGCCGAAGGGGTAGCACCTCTCCCTTTCTCCCCTTTTCTCTCCCTTTTACTCCAAACAAATTATCCTACGGGAAAAAGACGACCCCCTCATTTTAAAATTTAGCCCACCCAGCCCCATACTCCCACAATAAATATTTCGACTAAAGTAAAAGGGTTATATTGGCTGTCCTACTTTGTCCGTATTTTAATAACTATTTTAGTGAGGTTCGTCACAAACGTGGGAAATCACCTATTTTTCCCGCCTTATATATAGTAGGGGAGTAAAACTCCCTGGCTTACGTTTTACGACCCGTACCTCGCTACACTGCCGTTACGCGAGGCCCCTCGGCCGAGCACCAACTTACCCCTTGCTGCGCTGTGGCTTGCAAGGGAGTTAAACACCGCTGTGCGGTGCATTGCACCGCTTTTAGTGGGGATAGTTCTATCATTTTACAAATAATCATTTTCCTCCCCGCCGAGATAAAATCTATCTCGCGCCGCGCCAAAGGAAGCCCGTGTCAGAAAATCCAGCAGACTTAGCCAAGAAGGTAATTCTGCAATGTATGGCAGAAGGTATGACCGTTGAGGCAGCCTGCCAAGCCGCGGGGAAGTCAGTAAAGACTTACGAGTACTACCGCCGCTCAGATTTGAATTTTAAGAACCTTGCCGACAGAACCCGTCTGGGGGCTGTCAACAAGAAGTTTGCAGATGCCGACGTGATGGATATAGACTTTCCCACCTGGCGCTCACGCTTTCTCAAGCAGCAAACATTTCCACACCAGCAGAACCTGGTGGATGTCATTGAAGGCAGAGAACCTGGCTGGTTTCATCCGTCGATGAAGTATGAAAAGGGAACCGCGTCAAACCGCATCCTGATTAACATTCCACCCAACCACGCCAAGTCCATTACTATCACCGTTGACTATGTCACCTGGAAGGTAGTCCAAGACCCCAACTTTAGAGTCTTGATAGTCTCTCAAACCCAGCGCTTAGCCGCAGACTTTCTCTACGCTATCAAGCAACGCTTGACCCATCCGATGTATGAAGAACTCCAGCAGGCCTATGCTGCAGGTGTCGGCTTTAATTCTAAGACCGCTTCCTGGCAAGCCACTCGTATCACCTTCGGTGATGAACTGCGCGAGTCTACTGAGAAAGACCCCAACATTGAAGCCGTAGGTATCGGCGGTCAGATTTACGGCAAGCGTGCAGATATGATTATCATAGATGACGCTGTCACCTTATCCAATGCCAATGACTTTGAAAAGCAAATTAAGTGGTTACAACAGGATGTGCGTTCTCGTCTTAACCCGACGGGTAAGTTAATTGTTATCGGCACACGCGTGGCAGCGGTAGATTTATATAAAGAACTACGCAATCCAGATAGATACCCTGGAGGCTTAGTTCCCTGGACATACCTGGCAATGCCAGCACAATTAGAATCCGATGAGGACCCTGACAAGTGGGTCACTCTCTGGCCTTATTCTGACCAACCCTTCGACGGTCAATCTGAATCAGATAAGAACGAAGAAGGACTATATCCCCGTTGGAATGGAAGGCACCTGTACAATGAGCGTCAGTCAATGGATGCCTCTACTTGGGCACTTATCTATCAGCAACAAGACATTTCTGATGATGCTATTTTTGACCCTGTGTGCGTTAAGGGTTCGATAGATGGAATGCGTAAATCTGGTCGTCTCGTTCCTGGCCACCCTGGCCATCCTCGTGACCTTCACGGTTTTAGTTTTATCTGCGGCCTTGACCCTGCTATGGTTGGTGACACAGCAGCCATTTGCTACGCTATTGACCGCGTATCTCACAAGCGGTACATTGTGGATGCTATCAAGATTACCAGGCCTACCCCAGCAGCAATTCGCCAACTCATATTCGACTGGACAAACCTTTACACACCCGCAGAGTGGATTGTGGAAAAGAACGCCTTCCAGTCATTCCTCACACAAGATGAGGGAATCCGTCAGCAATTAGCAACCAAAGGTGTTGTCCTTCGAGAACACCACACTGGCGCCAATAAATGGGATTCAGGTTTTGGTGTGGCATCAATGTCTACACTGTTTGGAACAAAACAACCCGATGGAAAGCATCACCGAGATAACCTGATGCATCTTCCTTCAGACCAGACAGAAAACATCAAGGCTTTAATAGAACAACTTATCACCTGGTCACCGACGACTAAAGGTAAGACCGATATGGTGATGGCTTTGTGGTTTTGTGAGATTAGAGCGCGAGAGATGCTCAACACAGGAATGCATCAAAAGCATCATATGTCTAACCCCTTCCTCTCACGGGCAGAGATGAACAAGCGCAGAGTTGTCAATATCGACCAGTTGTTAATGGAACAAGAAAAGCAATTTATCTAAGGAGTACCAATGCCACGCAAGGACGTATTAGTTTCTAAGGCAGCGGTCAAGCGTAAGACAAAAGTGAAGAAGGCAAAGCGTAAGAACCACAACGGTACAAACCAGCGAGTAGCAACTCCTGGCAACGCTTTTGCCTATAGCGATTTCAACCGATAGAGGTACAATGCTCAGCACAAAAGAGGTAATCTCGAAGGTATCACGCCTTCAGACCAAGTATGCAAAGCGCGACCAACGTATGCGCGATGTGCTTTCAGTGCGCCAAGGAGACATCTCCAAGGTCTACCCAGCAATGTTCTCCGAAGATTATCCAAAACCTTTAGTAGCAAACTTTGTTGATGTAGCAGCACGAGACTTAGCAGAAGTGATGGCACCTCTTCCATCTTTTAACTGCTCAGCAACCAATATGGTTTCTGACTCTGCTCGAAAGGCAGCAGATACCAGAACCCGCATTGCTAACTATTATGTGACCTCATCAGATTTACAAATCCAAATGTATTCTGGAGCAGACTGGTTTAATACCTACGGTATGCTTCCAGCGATTGTAGAGTTGGACTATGATACTAATAATCCTCGCATCCGTCTTCTTAATCCTTGGGGCGTTTATCCTGAGATTGACCGTTTTGGCCGCACGCTATCGCTCACAATCGTCACTCAATCTGATGCTGAAACTCTTGCCTCTCAGTACCCAGAGTTCTCGAAACAAATTTTTGGAAACTCGTTAAACGTACAAGGCTCGCCGTTGATTACAATGGTGCGCTACCACGATGCAGACCAGGACTTAGTATTCCTTCCAGACCGTGGCAACATTGTTTTAGCAAACGTTCCAAATCCACTAGGTAAATGCTTAGCATCTGTTGCTATGCGCTCATCTTTGGACGGCGAAGCAAGAGGCCAGTTCGATGATATTCTCGCGGTACAATTAGCCCGTGCTCGCTTCGCTGTCCTTCAAATTCAGGCAGCAGAAAAATCTATCCAAGCACCGATTGCTATTCCGCAAGATGTGCAAGAACTTGCCTTCGGTCCAGATTCGATTATGCGCTCATCCAATCCGCAGGCTATTCGTCGCGTTCCATTGGAACTTCCACAAGGAGTATTCTCTGAGTCGCAAGTATTAGAACGAGAACTACGTCTAGGCGCTCGCTATCCAGAAGTCCGCTCAGGAAATCTTGACGCTTCAATCGTTACAGGCCGCGGAGTTCAAGCACTTCAAGCAGGATTTGATACACAAGTTCGCGCAGCACAAGCACAGTTTGCTCGACTCTTTGTTGATATGATTGGTCTTTGCTTTGAGGTAGATGAAAAACTTTTTGGTTCCATTACCAAGACCATAAAAGGTAATGAAGATGGAACCCCGTATACACTGAAATACATTCCAAACCGCGACATCAAAGGCGAGTATGGTGTAGATGTTAAGTACGGCATTATGTCTGGTATGGACCCAAACCGTGCCATCATTGCCTTGCTTCAGATGCGCTCAGACAAACTTGTCTCTCGTGATTATGTCCGTCGAGAAATCCCAATGGAGTTAAATGTTACACAAGAAGAACAACGTGTGGACATTGAAGAAATGCGTGATAGTTTGCGTGTTGCTATGGCTCAGTATGCCGCGGCAATTCCGACGCTTGCTGCACAAGGTCAAGACCCTTCACAAATTGTTGCAAGGATTGCTGAAGTTATTCAAGGACGACAAAAAGGATTACAACTAGAAACTGTGGTGGAGAAGGTGTTTACACCCGAACCACAACCACAACAAGCACAACTTGGTGCTCAAGTTCCAGCAGCAGGCGTGGCCCCCGTTCCTGCCTCGCAGCCAACTCCAGAACAAATGGGTGCGGCCCCTGCTGCTGGCGCTCCACAACAACGTCCAGATATAGCAAGTTTACTTGCACAAATTGCAGGGTAATGAGGGGGTGTTAAATGCGTAAAGGTTCAGTAGCGGCGGCTTCAATGTCAAAGCCAGTTGAAGGAAAGAGAGACACTTCCAAGCCAGCAGGTGGCGAAGTCAAATTCGGCTTCACTGCAGCGGCTCGTAAGGGTAAGCCAGTTAAAGTATCAAAGTAAAGAATTCAAAGGAGACTGAGCGTGGATGACAAGGACTTTGTACCGCGCTCAGTTAACTTCGATGATTTCCTTGTAGTAGTAGCAGAGTTTTTACATAACATAGCACAAACATTTCATACATTAACAGAATCATTATTAGAACTGTCCGTCTATAACGCCAATAGAAAAGTTAAGGTCAATAGGACGTGGGAACAGTTTTCAACAGATTTAGAAAAGATGGAGGACAATAATGGCTAGAAATACACAGCCTATGAATCCTCTTGCTGGAGTTCCAGGACCAGGAGACAAGTCAGTGCGAAACGATTTACTAAAGATGGGTTCCACCGCATACGGTGAAGGAATCGAAACTGACGCCATCAAATCAGGTGCTAAACTTGCAAAGACTCCCGATGTACGCGGAGCAACCAATACACAAGTGCGCCAAGCCGCATCAGGCGGAGGCGTTGGTATGTTTGATAATACCAATAGACCAAATGAAGACATAATGACTGGCGCTGATAGAATTCTTGACGGAAGCCAATATCGTCAATCAGATTTAGATATTATCAATAAATATATGCCAGCACTTGACGCAATGGCTGCGGCTCCAGATTCACCACAGTCTTTCAGAATTTTTGTTCGCAACATTCAAGGAATAATGTGAATCAATTTGTTAAAGATGTCACCGCTTTTGTTGATGCTTTAGGTATGGATGAACCAGCGGTCATTCTTTCTCTTGCCCAGGTTCCGTGGGAATCTGAAGGTGACCGAGATGAATTTATTAAATATCTAACCAGAGAGGTTTAACCTTGGCTAACTACTGGGACTCTCTTAAAACTGCTATTGCTAACACTATTGGCAAGTCTATTGCTGCACCAGTTCAGGCTGCGCTAGGACTTGGAACTGGTTTAGCAGAAAAACAAGCAGCAACTATTACTCCAGTAGCAGCGCCAGCAATTCAAGCACAAGGTGAACAACTTCAAAAGCAAGTTGGCTCAATGGGAAGAACTGCAGCAACTGCGGCGGTTGGAACCATAACAAAACCAGCAGAATTTCTTAATGTCGATACCGCGTTCAATCTTGGTATGGAACAACTTAATAAAGCATATGAATTTGCTTATCCAAAAGTTGCTCAACCAATCAGCGCTGCGCTATTAACAAACGCAGACCTTGTTGCTGGTGATGGATTAAACATTGTTAAGAACTGGACGCTTGGACGTCAGGTAAGTCCAGGTCAAGCAGCGGCAAATCTTCTTGGTACAGAACTTGAGACTGCTGGAGTTACTCCACTTCTTGAGAAAAAAGGATTAAGCCTTCCGACGTTTCTTAGCCCAAACTTTAACATTGCCGACCCAGATGAACGCAAGAAGGCATTTCAAGATGAAATCTTTGGAAAAGTTTTATCTGGTGGTTTAGATGGATTTCTTAATTGGTATGCAGACCCGCTGGTTATTGCTGGTAAAGGCGCAAAAACGTTACGTCTTGCTGGGCTTAATCGTCCGATTCGTTCAGCGGAAGATGTAATAAGGCTTCGCTCAGAACTAGATTCTCACGGTATGTGGCTTAAGACCGATGGACAAATTGGTCGAGAGACACCAATGGGTGTGGTTGCTCAACGACTGGTAGGTAAAACTCCAGAGCAAGCAATCGACGATGTGTTTGTTAAAAACACAACCAACCCACGCTTTGTTGCATCCATTGCTGGTGAATTAGATAACTACGACGATGTCGCAGACTTTCTTGCTGCAGCCGCTGGTGATAAGAATTCATTACTTAAGTTGGAAAAAACAAAGGCATCTATTGCTGATGAAATTCAACGCACTCAAGATATTTTAGAACCAATTCAAAAGCGCTATAACTCTATTGACTTTGGTCAGGCTATAAATTTTAATCAACATATGCCAACCATTGAAGAGTACGATAAGTTAACAAACGTACTTAACGACTTAACCCGTCGAGACAAGAACCTTGCAGAGGCTCTTAATCAAAAGGTAAGTGACTATCGAGTCATCAGAGATTACACATCTGCGGCAGACGTAGAAGTTTTCAATAAGAACATAGGTGTGGCTGTTGAAAAAGCACGAGCGGCAGCGTCTGAGGTTTACCACAATGTATCTTTCTTTACGGAGAAATTTCAAAAGACTCCATTTAGCCGCGCTGTAACTGTTATCACTTTACCATTTACTAAACTTCCTCGTGGCATTGTTCGTGTGGACGGCGGTCCAGTAGCCGATTCATATAACGAAATTAAGTACGCTCTCAATTCTGTAAAACCTATTCGAGGAATAGAGTATGCAGCGGTAAAGAATGAACTTGCTCGCTCCTATATTAACGCACGTAACGCTCAAGAGCGTATGGTTGCTATTCAAAATATAGAGCAGGAACTGGCGGACATCATTGCCCTGGAAAAAGGGTTTACGCCAGAAGATGCTCGTAACGTGTATAATGAATTTGGTAAAGTCCGCAGAGGTCTTATGGACACAATGCAGACAAAAGGTTTTTGGGTAGATGATGCTGGAGATTTAGTAAAGTCACCATTCTGGAAATCTGAAATGCCCAACATAGTTCCGATGATGAACTTTAAAGACTTTTCAAATTTCTTAGACATCTATCGTGTTTCTAAGCGTCCTGGTGCAACAGCGCTTAAGATAGCAAAAGAAGGTGAAGATTGGTTAGACTTTGCCAACTCATTCTTTAAGGCATCTGTGCTTACTCGTATGGGCTATCCAATCCGTAACACCATTGACGGTCAAATGCGAGCAGCGCTTACGCTTGGTTCTTTGGTAAAAACAGATAATGTTATTAGAGATTTTGCTAAAAACACAGCGACTCGTTTACAGATAGCAAAAAACTACGGTCAACAACTTGTTCAGTTGAAAACTCCAGGTATGTTGCGTACTGGAACTGGCAAAGCAATATCTATGCGTAACAGTTATATTGATGTTCGCAATCAGATTCTTGATGAACTTACCCCAGAAAAGTATTACGCTGGAGCATCTGGAGTATTTGGAAAGCCAATAGAACCTGGTATGGTTGAACTTGCTATATCTTCTAAGACTGCTCCAGTTCTTGATGCTGGAAAACGTTTAGATTACTTTAAGTTAAAAGAATTAAAAAATAAACAAAACGGATTACTTTTTGGTCAAGATAAAAAGAAGTTTGAAAGATTACAACAAGAAGCATTTGGCAAATATGTCAAACAAGAAGTTGTAGGAAAACTTCCAGAAGGTACAACTCTTGTTTATGCAGACTTTCCAAGCGGAAAGATTTTCTATAAAGTTCCTGGCGAAAAGGGAAGATTGCCAAAGGGGGCATTTCCTACAATCGAACCACGAAAAGGATTGCCAGCGGGACTGCTTGAGGGTGAAATGCCTAAAGGTATGGGCATTAAGGCTCGCGCTAAACATCCTGGAGCGCAGCCAGATATTCGAGTGGTGACTTCATACGACCTTTCTCGTTCAAGAAACTTTGAAGACATTGCAGAAATTCTTGGCGAAGACCAAATGAACCGCATCAGAATCTATACTCAAAACATTGAGGCTCTCAATAATCAAATTGATGACCTTATTGAAGAGTCACAAAAAATGGCTCTTATCCGTTCTGAACTTAAAATTGTAAAAGGCGGAGAAAAAGACGTAAAAATTATTACACCAAAAGGCGTTGAGGTAAATGCTGGCGGTGCGTTCGGTGGACCAAACGGTATGGCCATTCGAGACGAAGCAGCAAGCGATAAGACGCTAAACTGGCTTACTGAATCTCAAGCATATATGACTTTTGATGCTCAAAAGGGTCTGACATCTCATTCCTTTACTGGTAAACTAGGACCAGAGCGTGTAGTTGTTAATCCAACGGACCCGCAATACTTTAACGAAATGGCAAATTTTGCCAATAGATTTTTACGCAATGACCAACTTGCTATGCGTCTTCTTGCTGGACAATCAGATACTCAAATTCTTGAGTGGTTTAAAAAAGATGGACAATTCTACCTTAATGAAATTAAGGCTTCCATTACAAAAGAAGAAGTAGTTAGCCACATTGCTGAAGCCCGCGCTAGACTTAATAGAGTATTTCCAGACCGTCAGGTTCAATCCCTTATTGCTCGTGAAGAATTAACGCCAGAGCAATTTGACGTATTGATGCGCGGTGTTCCAAACCTTACCCCTATTGCTGGGCGTAAGATTATGGAAGATACATTTAGGTATGGAAGTTCAACTACTCGAAGCGTTATCAATCAGACTTTGTCAAAATTGTTCAAAGTGCTTGGTTCAACCCCAGAAAACAATTTGGTTGCTTGGCCATTTTATCAAAGACTATATGAGCGAGCGCTTACTGAAGAAGTTAAGATTGCTGAAGGTCTTGGTAAGAATCTTCAAGACCCAGATTTAATTATTCAACTTCAGCGTACTGCGCATTCCCAAGCGTTAAAGACTACTAATGAAGTTTTGTACCGTGTAACAAATAACACTGGTATGTCAAATACGCTTCGCTTTTTGATTCCGTTCTTTAACGCACAGTATAACGCAGTTAAGGTCTACGGAAAGTTTATGTTTGAAGACCCTTCACGCATAGCCAGAACTCAACAGTTATGGAATGCACCAAACCGAGTCGCTACGGTTGTGGACAATGAAGGTAATCAAGTTCCTCCAGGACAGTCTCCAGCAACGCCACAGTTCCTGCTCTTTACAATTCCGCAGGGACTTCAAGGTAAGTTTGGTATTCCAAAAGGATACGATATTTCTATTCCAAAAAATAGCCTTAACGTATTTCTTACTGGCGAAAACCCATTGGCTCCGTCGTTTGGCTTACCAGTTCAAATTCCACTATCATCGTTTGCTAACAGTAGACCAGAAGTAGTTGAAGATGTCAGGTCTTATTTAGCAAGAGCAGTGGGTCCATCTGCCGCAAATGCCATAATGAGTTCCCTTCTTCCATTTGGCAAGCCTGCAGAAAAGCCTTGGGATTTATTACTACCAGCCGCTGCTAGAAAATACGCAGCAAGCCAGGCTGGATTAGACAACGCAGCCTTTGCATCAGCGGTAGCAAGTGCAATGAAGACCCAGTACAATGAATGGGTTCAAGATGGAAGAGTTGGTAAACAACCAACTTTTGATGATGCGATTAAACTTGCTAAGCATTTATATGACATACGCATCGGTGTCAATATGCTGTTGCCGTTTACTTTTAGTTTCCGACCAGAATGGCAAGTCATCATCGATGATTACCGCAAGGCTATCGCTAACCCATTAGTCGGACCAGATAAAGTCAATGATTACATCCTTAGTAAATGGGGCGATATAGGATATATCCTTACCGCGCCAACAACAAAAAATGCTACTGGTGTAGTTCCTACAGCAAATGCTGTAAGAAATGAAAAAGAGTTTAGGTCATTGCTCGGCAAGATGGATGATTTAAATGTTCCAGGTCTTGTTGGGTTTATAGTCAACAATGGCATTTCATCCAGTAAGTACTCTGATGCAGCATCTAATTATTTCAAAAATAGAGAAGTTCGCCCTGGTGGAAATCTAACTTACACAGAAAAGCGCACAACAGAAGACATTCTTAAAGACAGGGAAATCAGTCTTGGATGGTATTTCTATCAAAAACTTAGCGCTCAGATGGACGGACTGCTGGCACAAAACGGACTTAAGTCTGTTAATTCTTCTGCTGCTGAGCAACTTGGGCTTAAGGCTCAATGGGACAATAAGATAGAGGAATTGAAAAAATATCTTCCAGCCTGGGGCGAGGACAAAGAGTTTGGTGCAACTGATATAAACAAGACAAAGCGTTATATCAAAGGCTTAATGACCATTGTCAGCGACAAGGATTATATGGGCAAGTACGGAAACACGCCAACTATGCAGGCTGTTTCAGATTATGTAGCAGCAAGAACATATGTTGCTCAAGAACTTGTTAAGCGAAAAGATTACTACGGAGATAGTAGCCTTACTAGCGTATATAATTCAGACCTCAAAGAAAAGTGGGATGACTATATCTTCAGAATGAAAAACTGGGATAAAGGATTCTCTGATTTGTACACACGTTATTTAGAAAATGATAAGTTCGGGGTGATTAAGTAATGGGTAATAAGACGTACAAGCAGTACGAGAACGAAGTTCGTTCTGCTCACCCTGAGTGGAACTCCGAGCAGGTATCCGCTGAAGCAAAAAAAGTTTATCAATCAGACCCTCAATCAACATATGTAAAACCATCGCCTGGTGGATTCAGCACGACGTTTGATACAAGCGGTTCCACTGGAGGTAATTCTTCTGGCGTTGATTTTGGTTTCGGTGTAGAAACTAATCTACCTCCAATTAAATATGAGTCATATATTACTTCACTTGCTGTAACAAATAAAAAGGCTTATGCTGCGCTACAAAATTTAGTAAAGCGGGCTTCGGGTAAAAACATTCAAGACCCAACCACTCTTGGTAAATGGGTATCTCGCTATGCATTAGCAATGAGTGCTTCAACAGACCCAATGGTAAAAACTCTCAGTGTTGAGGATATGCTTCGCAACAGCGCAGCCGCTAAAATATCAGCATCTGCAGATAAACTTCCAAGCCGTCAAGTATATCAATATACCCCAGAGCAACGAGACGCAGTTATCAATAAAGGTGCACAATCAATTTTAGGAAGAAGCCTTTCTGAAGATGATAAAAAGCAACCTTGGTACAGCGACCTTGCTGGCGCTATTCAAAGTATGATGGATGCTGGAACTGTAACCGTAACCAAAAAAGTAAAGAATCCACAGACTGGAAAACTTGAAAACGTTACTACATCAACTCCAGGATATAGCGAAGAAAAGGCTTTAAGTAAGGTGGGGGCAGCAATTCAAGCAGTGCCTGAATTAACTGACGACCTACAACGTAAACGTGAATCAGATTTTGGCAGTTGGATAATGAAGCAAATTGGAGGTCAATAGTGGTAGACGGCACCTCTACAATACAAGATAAACTTGGTCTTGTATCGGCTCTATTGCTTGACCCAAAGTATGGAACAAAAGCAGACCCATACTTACAGGAAGTATTTGATTTATTTGATAAAGACCCAATTAAGGCTAAAGAAATATTTAAAACTAAGTCTTTATTTGGACAGTTAAATGGCACAGCACAAACTCGGTACCTTTCTCAACTCGAAAACTCTGACGTATTTCAGCAGTCACGAGAAGACTGGAAAGTAAATTTACGTAAATTGCTTAAGCAAGCAGGCGTACAGTTTACTGAAAACCAACTTGATGACTATTACTTACGTGGCATTCCAGAGTCAACCATTAAAGATGAACTTATTAAAGGGACTACGTTTGAACCTGGAAAAACTGGCGGGACATTTCAGGACAATTACAATACATTACTTAAGGTGGCAAAACGTAACGGTGTGGCAGAAAACTCAATCGCTAAAGTTCTTGGGTTTGACACGATTGACCAGGCTATGGATGAGTTAGCAACAGGTGAGTCACTTAACAATTATGAACAAAAGATTCGCAATTATGCAAAGACTGCTATGCCAGAAAACGTTCGCAATATGATTGACCAAGGATATGACTTAATGGATGTCATCGGACCTTATCAATCAACTATCGCTGATGAACTTGAAATTCCATATTCGACTATTGACGTAACAAACAAATATGTACAAGATGCTTTAAGTAAAAATATGAATCTTTCTGAATTGCGAAGACTGCTCAGAAAAGATGACCAATGGCAATATACAGATAAGGCACGCAAAGAAGTAGCAGATGTGTTGCTAACGGTTAAACGTAACTTTGGACTTGCGGGGTAATAATGGCAATCTATACAGGAAAATCTTACTATGACCCAGAGCAAGATGCCATCGTACAGGGCACCTCTGGTTCAAACCCCAATAAAAATTTCAACTATCTCAATTTCTATTCTGCTCCGCAGACAGTAAATCCAGTCGTTTCAGAACCTACCGCAACCCTTACGCCAACACCAACTAAAAAGAAACCAGTCGCTCCTGGACGTGCTTGGGTATGGGATGAAGCATCTGGAAACTGGAAGCAGCCAGAGATGCCAACTGACGGAAATTACAAATGGTATGACAATCAGGGTTGGGTAAAAATAAGTTCAAGTACTGGAGCACCTTCGGGCTCATCTTCAGGAACAACTACTGGTGGCGGAACAGTCACGGAAAAAAAGCCAGTAGTTTATACTTCATCTGATGGAAAAACTTTTACAGACCAACAAGCATATGCCGCTTATCAATCATATTTAGATTCAAAAAAGGCTACATTAAAATCAGCATATGATTCACTAAGAACGGATTTTAAAACTCTTGGTCTTGAATCACTTGTTGGCCCTCTTGAAGATATGATACAGCGTGGCGTAACTGGTGGAGCGGAACTTATTAATGAACTTCGCGCAACTCCAGAATACAAAGACCGTTTTGCTGCCAATGAGGCACGCATTAAAAACGGATACCGAGCGCTATCTGAGGGTGAGTATATTCAAAAAGAAAATGCTTACCGTAAGGTAATGCAGATATACGGTATTCCTCAAGGATACTATTCTTCAGGAAAACTAGGAAAGACGCCTGCTTTTGAAAAACTTCTTGCGGGAGATGTCTCTTCTGACGAATTAGAATCTCGCGTACAAGAGGGTTTAAATAAAGTTATCAATGGTTCACCAGAGGTAATGGCAAGCCTTAAGGCATTCTATCCAGAGATTAACACTGGCGATATTCTTGGCTATGTACTTGACCCAACTAATGCGCTTCAAGACATTAAGCGAAAAGTTACATCTGCCCAAATCGGCGGAGCAGCCCTTGGTGCAAATTTACTTGGAATGACTCCAGAAGAGATAGCAAAGAATCTTCCAGAATTTGCAGCACGAGCAAAGGAACTTGCAAACCTTGGAATTACTGGAGAACAATACGGAGCGCAATCTCCGTTCCTTGCAAGCGCAACTCAACGCGGTGGACAACTCGCGTCGATTTACAATCAAGACCAATATGGAAGAACTCAAGCAGAAGCAGAAGCATTTAACCTTGCTGGTGGAACTGCTGCTGCAGCACAGCGTAGAAAGTTAACTGAACTTGAGAAATCTTCATTTGGAGGTAGGTCGGGACTTGCACAAAATGCACTTAACCGTGACCGAGCAATCACTGGATATATGCTCGGAACTCCAGGCGCTGGCTCGATATAACAAAGACCTGCTAACAGAACGACTGGCCTGTTAGAGAGATAAGAAAGACCAGTAGTAGAAGCCATACGGCGTTCCCCAAACCGTATGAGGTCTACGCAAACCAAACAATAAGGGAGAAGGACCTATGTCCAACTACGACTACGAAGAAGACGACTTTGATACACCATCAGCAGATGGTAACGACCTCGTCAAACAGTTGCGTAAAGCAAATAAGCAAAAAGAGAAAGAACTCGCTGAATTAAAATCTCAGTTTGAGAATCTTTCCAAAGCACAAAGAGAACGAGCAATCAAAGATGCACTCGCTAGTCGCGGGGTAAATACCAAGATTGCGTCATTTATCCCACAGGATATAGACCCAACTGAAGAGTCTGTATCTAAATGGCTGACTGAATACTCAGATGTATTCGGTATTGAAACAGCCGAAAGCCAGGCAACACCGAATGTTGACCCAGCCCAAGCAGCAGCATATAAGCGAATGAATAGCGCAACTCAACAGGCGGCATCGCCTGATGCGGGTGGCGATATTATGCGTCGCTTATTAAATGCTTCTAGCAAGGAAGAACTGGACCAAGTCATTCGTGAGTCTGGACTCTAAACCGAACCTCTACATTACGAAAGGCTAAACCCCAATGGCAATTCCTTCGGGTAGTTTAACTGGCGTAACAGACATTGCGGCCCTCGTACAAACAGCGTACGACCAATATGTCCGTATGGCACTTCGTTCCATCCCAGTGATGCGTGCGATTGCTGACGTTAAGCCAGTACAGCAAGCAATGCCAGGTTCGTCAGTTGTATTCTCCATCTACTCAGACTTGGCTGCTGCAACAAGCACCTTGACAGAAACAACCGACGTTTCCTCCGTTGCTCTTGGTAACCCATCACAAGTTACCGTAACACTTCAAGAATACGGCTCAGCCGTAACCACAACCAAGAAGTTGAACCTCACATCATTCAACGATGTTGACGCTGCTCTTGCAGACATCATCGCTTACAATGCTGCTGACTCAATCGACAAGGTTGTTGCATCTGTTCTTACTGCAGGTACAAACGTAATCTACGCAGGTACTGCAACAAGCACAAACTCAATCACATCCTCAATGACACTCAGCGTTGCTGATATCCGCGAGGCTGTAGTTCAACTCCGCACCAACAAGGCTTTGCCTCGTATCGGTGAACTCTATGCTGCTTATGTGCACCCACGTCAGTCCGCTGACCTTCGTGCAGAAGCAGGAACTGGTGGATTCCAAGAACTCACCAAGTACGTTGACCGTACCCCATTCGTGGCTGGTGCTGTTGGCGTTCTCGAAGGTGCATTCGTTGTCGAAACACCTCGCGTTCCTTACGCAGCAAACAGCGGTTCAGTTAACGTCTACAAGGCGTTCGTTGCTGGTCGTGAAGCACTTGCTGAAGCAATGGCTCAAGACATCACAACTGTTATCGGTCCAGAAATCGACGCACTCCGTCGTTTCCGTACCATCGGTTGGTACTACTTCGGTGGCTTTAACCGCCTCCGTGAAGCAGCGCTCTACCGTATCGAGTCTGCTACATCAATCAACTAACTTTAGTTGGTTCGGTACAGGTGGTGTCAAAGCCACCTGTATCACTAGAAAGGACGTTATGCCTTATCAATTAACAACACCGTGGCAAGGAGAAACCTGGATTTCAGGTTCGCAGTATTCTCCATATGCTCGTCTTGCTGGTCGTCCATTATCTGATGGACACGGATTCTTGACAGATATTGGTCGCGGAGTTACCTTGATTGTTAACGGTACAACGGTGACAGAAACCCGCTTCCCCTATCAAAATGATTTAGCCGATGCAACAACATATTACCTTGGCGGTCATTCCTACACATTGACAGATGCGGAGGCGCAGGTACTTATTGACGCAGGATATGGTGAGTACCTCACACCAATAGTATGACAAATTGCACAGCAAGTTGTAAGACGCAAGACCATCAATCGTATGGTGATTGCTTACAACAGAATATGCCAATGGTTGCTCCATCAACTACTCCATCACGAAGTGGTTGGGATAAAGACCAGATTAAGAAAGACGACAAAGAGTTGGACTCGTATTACTCCGCAGTAAAGCAGGGTATTGAGCCACGCAGTACAAGACAAAAAGATATAGACGCAGCGGTTAAGTTCTCCAACGAAGGCGGTAAAGCATTCGATGGAATTAACCTTACATTCAAGGAGTAACAATGAAAACAGTAAAGAAGAAGGAATCCGTAGGATTCCCATTCAAAGGTGGAAAGAAGTCTGCGCCTAAGTCTATGGCTGCAGGTACAACCACTGCTCACACCACAGGTTTAAAGGCATCCTTTGCAGGTGGCAAGAAGCACGTTTCAAGAGGAAAGTAATATGCCAAAAGTAGGAAATAAGAAGTTTGCTTATACAGCAAAAGGAAAAGCAGCCGCCAAGAAGGAAGCAAAGAAAACTGGCAAGGCTATGCAGATGAAAACCTACAACGAAATCTCTAAGGGCGCTAAAGGAAAGAAGGCTAAATAATGGCTGGCGACTGGCTCGGTGAACAAGAAGCAATTATCCACGAACAGATGGAACCACAGAAAGTCCGCATTGAAGAATACGGAACTGTTGGTAAATACCGTAACTACGCAGATATTCAAACTGGTGTAGGTGGCAAGGGTCGTACAGAAAAGCCACTTCCAAGTATGAGCGAAGCGGACCTAGCATAATGAAAAAGGCTAGCGGCGCTAAGAAAGTACAGAAAGTAATGCACGAGTTTAAGGCTGGCGCACTTCACAGCGGAAGCAAGAAGGGTCCAGTTGTTAAGTCTCGCAAGCAGGCTATTGCCATTGCTTTATCTGAAGCAAAAATGTCCAAGAAGAAAATGGGCAAGAAGAAGTAATGTCTTCAGGTCAACACCGCAAGCATATTAAATTCAATCCTGTTGTTATCAGAGATGGATTTGTAGTTCGTCTAAATAAAAACGGAACTGTAAAAGACATCTTAGGAAAGTACGGAGAGTATGGCAAAAAGTCCAGCGTGGCAACGCAAAGAGGGTAAGAATCCTAAAGGTGGCCTCAATGCAAAAGGACGAGCATCAGCCAAAGCACAGGGTCACAATCTTAAAGCGCCAGTAAAATCTGGTGACAACCCACGACGAGCATCTTTCCTTGCTCGTATGGGAAATATGCCAGGACCTGAAAGAAAACCAAATGGCGAGCCGACAAGGCTTCTCTTATCGCTTCAAGCGTGGGGAGCATCAAGCAAAGCAGATGCAAAGAAAAAGGCTGCGGCTATTTCACAAAGAAATAAATCTAAGAAGTAGGAGACAACTATGACGATGTATGGACAGTCTTGGTCAACACTCAAGGACGAACTTAATCGTCTTGCCGCAGGTGGCGGTACTACTTATCCACCTCGTTCATCCTACCTTGATGTCTCAGGCGCAGCCCGTGCGTGGGCTGCTGCTAGAGGCGTAGCAATTACTAAGACCGATGCAGTGGGGGTTATCAATCAAATTGCTGGTATCACTAGCGAAAAAGATTATCTTGATTTTAGCGGTATATGTAATTACATCGCTGGCACTTCTGGAATACCTGCTGCGGCTGCTCTCCGACAGGTCGCATCTTGAGCGCTAAATTTACCCTGACCTGCGACCAGGCGACTACATTTAATTTTCAATTTACAATTTCCAATAACTCATCATCAGGTTCTACTCCGTGGAATCTTACTGGGTATACAGGAACGATGACAGTGCGACCATTTGCTGGAGCATCAACAACTACTGTTGTTGCCTCAACTGCTAATGGCCGTATGGTTTTAGGTGGAAGTAACGGTCGAGTAACCGTCACCATTGATGCAACAACTACAGGAGATATCGCACCTGGTCGTTATCAGTACGACTTAGTGCTTGACTCTGGTGCAACTATTACAAGAATCCTTGAAGGCAAATTCGTTGTGACTGCGGCGGTGACTACATCTTGAGCGAAACAATAATTGTTATCGAATCTATTACTCCGCAGGTTGCTGTGGAGTTTTCGGCAGACCAAGGACCGCAGGGCGGTCAAGGTGTAACAGGTCCAACAGGACCTACTGGCTCAACAGGTCCAGCAGTAACAGGACCAACTGGGCCAACTGGAAATACAGGAGCAACAGGTGCTACAGGCAATACTGGACCGACTGGTTCAACTGGTCCCACGGGAAGTACTGGCTCTACTGGCCCCACGGGTAGCACAGGACCCACAGGCTCTACGGGCGCTACGGGAAGCACAGGCCCAACAGGACCAACAGGTACTACAGGAAGTACGGGAGCAACTGGACCGACGGGTGCCACAGGTTCGACAGGACCGACTGGCTCGACAGGCGCGACAGGCCCGACGGGTCCGCAAGGCAATATAGGTGTAACTGGTCCTACTGGAAGTACAGGACCTACAGGCCCACAAGGCATTCAAGGAATTACAGGACCGACAGGAAACACTGGTCCTACAGGCTCTACAGGGCCTACAGGAGCCGATTCTACGGTACCTGGACCAACTGGACCTACAGGTCCAACTGGCGCAACAGGAGCCTCTATAACAGGTCCTACTGGACCTACGGGTGCTACTGGATTAACAGGAGCCACGGGCGCTACTGGTCCAACAGGTGCTACTGGTTTGACTGGCGCTACTGGTGCCACTGGTCCTACAGGTTCTCAAGGTATCCAAGGCGTAACAGGACCTACAGGACCCACAGGAGCGACAGGTCTTACTGGTGCAACTGGAGCGACTGGACCAACAGGAAGCACAGGACTTACAGGTGCAACTGGACCGACAGGGCCAACAGGTTCCACTGGGGCTACAGGTCCTACTGGTGCCACAGGACCAACGGGACCTCAACCAACTTTATCGGCAACTTTACCTTCTGCTTTAGGTACAGCATCTGCTGGTACTGGAACTGAGGCCTCTGCTTACGACCACGTTCACCCAACAACTGGTCTTGCTATTCTTGCAGCGGCAAATACTTTTAGCGTTGGACCACAAACAATTAACTCTGGCTCAACCTCTAATAAAGGTTTGATTGTTAATACTCCAACCTCACCAACTGCAAACATTCAAGAATGGCAAATTAACGGTGTAGCAAAGGCTTATATAAATACTGTTGGAAGTTTTATTACCACAGATTCTATTACCGCAAGTGGAAGTATTGCTTCAACAAATGGTGTTTATGCAAACACTGGATATATTGGTGCAGAAATATCTGCAAAACCATTCCTATCAACTATCGTTGGAATCATAGTTCGAGCAGCAACATCTCAAAGCGTTGACCTCCAGCAATGGCAAAATAGCGCAGGAACAGTGCTTGCTAAAGTCGACAAAGATGGCAATTTAACAGCAGTCAAGTTTGTTACCTCTGGTGGTACTTCTAGTCAGTTTGTTAAGGGAGATGGCTCGCTTGATTCATCTACCTATGCCACACCAGACACGGCGGTTGTTACCAACCTGATGCTAGGCGGTATGTAATAATAAACGGTTATGAAAGTTGCCGTCTATACAATCGCACTCAATGAAGATAAGCACGTCAAACGCTGGTATGAATCTAGCAAAGATGCTGACTATCATCTTATAGCAGATACTGGCTCAACAGATAAAACAGTTGAGATAGCGCAAGAACTTGGTATCAATGTTATCCACGTCAGGTCAGTTCCATTTAGATTTGATGATGCTCGCAATGCAAGTTTAATGGCTTTGCCTGACGATGTAGATTACTGCGTAGCCTTGGATATGGATGAGGTAATGCAGCCAGGATGGCGGCCTGAATTAGAGAAGGCTTTAGCAGAAGGAATCTCAAGACCGCAGTACAGATTCATTACTGACTGGACAGAAGATGGACAGCCAGCAGTAGAGTTTGATGGCTTTAGAATCCACAAGCGTAAAGGTATCCGCTGGATATATCCGATTCACGAAGTACCAACAGAGTATGACGATGAACCAAAGACCAGCAAGAAGTTTAACTTTGAGATATGGCACTTGCCAGATAAAACAAAATCTCGTGGACAGTATCTTCCGCAGTTAGAACAAGCGGTCAAGGAAGAGAAGAACTCTCGTAACTTGTACTACTTAGGCAGAGAATACTTCTACCGAAAGATGTTTACCGAGGCTGCTTCTACTCTTAAAGAGTACTTAGAGATTTCTGTGTTCATTGCTGAAAAGGGATACGCTATGCGTATTCTGTCAAAGTGTGAACCAGAACAGGCTGAAGAATGGCTGATGAAGTCAGTCGAAATCTTCCCTTCACGAGAAGCACTTCTTGCTCTAGCAAACCACTACTACCTCAACGGTGAGTGGGCAGAGTGTGTCCTTGTATCTAAGGAAGCGCTGAAAGTAAAACAAAAACCTACAGAGTTTTTATCTGAAGCCTGGGCCTGGGGCCATATGGCAGATGACTTAATAGCAGTGTGTTCGTGGCAGTTAGGTGATTTCAAGACTGCATACAAACACGGAAAGATTGCGGCAGAGATGTCGCCTAATGATGAACGGCTAATAAAGAACCTAGAGTTCTATAAGGAAAAGGTGGGTAATGCCAACATTCAACGAAATGGTAGACACCGTAAAAAGTAACCTTATTGGTTACACGCTACGACAGGACCGTCTTACCTACGTCACTAACCCTTCGGGTTTGACGACCACCACGACAGCAATCAAGGTTGGTTCATCAGATAACTTGGCTAAAGGAACTATCGAGATTGATGATGAACTCATCTGGGTAGATAACTTTGATAAGCAAAACAATACGCTCAATGCTGCGCCAGGATTTGGTCGTGGCTATATGGGAACTACTCCGTCTCCACACGCACTTAATGCGATGGTTACCCTGGCTCCATCATTCCCACGGGTGTCAATTAAGAAGGCTATCAATGATACGATTCGTTCCTTCTATCCAAAACTCTTTGCAGTAGGAACAGTATCTTTCACATTTAACGCAGCGCAGGTTACATATCCGCTGCCAGATGATGCTCGTGAAGTTTTGTATATGTCCTGGCAAACCACAGGTTCATCCAAAGAATGGATTCCAGTCAAGCGCTGGCGCTTTGACCCATTATCAAACACACCAACATTTAACACACAAAAGACTGTTAACTTGTACGAGAACATTCAGCCAGGACGTACGGTAAAAGTCTGGTACGCAATGATTCCAGATACGATGGATGCTAACACCGATGACTTTGTCGATGTCACTGGTCTTCCAGAATCCTGCCAGGATGTAGTTGTCTACGGTGCTATCTATCGTATGCTCTCATTCCTAGATACTGGCCGTATCAATCTCTCATCTGCAGAAGCAGACCTTAATGATTCCAAGATTCCATCTGGTGCTGGTGTTGCTGCATCAAAGTACATTTTTGCTTTGTATCAACAACGCTTGCAAGAAGAGTCACTCAAACTCTCCGACCAGTTCCCAATTCGCTTACACATCACCAAATAAGGAAGGCTAATGACTCGCCAATACTCATCAACGTCAGTTGAAACAACACTGGCATCTGGCATATCTTCATCGGCAACGTCAATGACTGTTGCCACAGGTACTGGCACCGCCTTGCTTGGTGGAGTCACACTTGCCGCAGGAAATGTTGACCAGTTCACAGTAGCGCTAGACCCAGATACTACGAACGAAGAAATTGTTTTTATTACTGCAGTCTCTAGCGATACTTTTACCATCGTTCGAGGACGAGCAGGAACGTCAGCGATTGCTCACACAGCAGGCGCTGGAGTTCAGCACGTTCTTACCTCTGATGACCTTAATGCTTTCAAGGCATCAATCAACCCAGTAACTAACGTTGCCTTCTCTGGTTCATCAAGTGGAACCACAACAGTACAGGCTTCAGCGGTTGCTGGAACTACCACTTTAACTCTTCCTGCGGTCACAGATACTGTGGTAACAACAAACGCCACACAAACCTTGACCAACAAGACCATTGATGGTGCGTCTAACACGTTGACCAATATCAACTTAGACTTAACGCTCAATGCACAAACTGGAACCACATATACACTTGCTCTAACAGACAAGAATAAACTTGTCACTTTAAGTAATGCTTCTGCCATAACACTAACTGTGCCAGCAAACGCTACCGTTGCATTCGCTACGGGCGCACAGGTAAACATCCAGCAAATCGGAGCAGGACAGGTAACAGTTTCTGGCGCTGCTGGCGTTACAGTCAATGGCACTGGAACAAAGACTCGTGCTCAATGGTCTGCTGCAACTCTGGTTAAGACAGACACTAACGTTTGGACACTGATTGGAGACCTATCCTAATGGCAACGGTATATAAAGTTCTTGGTCAATCAGCGCCTAGCGCTACCACAGCGACAACGCTCTATACAGTTCCTGCCGCAACCTCGACGGTTGTCTCAAGCATTAACGTAGTAAACACTGGCGCATCTACTGCTGACACTATCCGCATAGCAATTCGTCCAGCGGGTGCAGCGTTAGCCAGCCAGCACTACATTGTCTACGGTCTTTCACTTGCTGCTGGTGCTACATTTACCTACACAGGTGGAATTACTTTGGCCACAACAGATGTTGTGACGATTTATTCAACGACAGGTACAAGTTCATTCTCAGCATTCGGAAGCGAGATAGCATAAAATGACAGTCGGTATAACTCCTAATCCAACTACAGTAGGACCAACAGGTCCGACAGGACCAACGGGTAGCACAGGAACTACAGGTGCTACAGGACCAACAGGTCCAGTCCTTGCTGGTTTCTCAGCGCAGGTAGCCTCTTACACTTTGGCTGCTGGTGATGTTAATAAATTAGTTACTGTATCTAATGCTTCTGCAAATACTGTCACTGTACCTCCGTCAGTCTTTAGCGCTAACGATGTCATCAACGTACAGCAAATTGGCGCAGGTCAGACTTCATTTGCTGCTGGCGCAGGTGTAACTATCACCTCAACTGGTGCAACCGCTGCTGCTCCTAAACTGCGGGCGCAGTACTCGTCAGCATCTGTTATCTGTACAGCAAGCAATACGTTTACGATTGTGGGTGACATTTCCTAATGACACCAATTCTAGGAATTATCGCTTCAAGCATTAGTGGAAGTATTTCAAATAACTCTTTTGAATCTATTGCTACAGTAACCGTAGGCTCTGGAGGAACTTCAGAAGTAACATTTAGTTCCATACCAAGCACTTACACACATCTTCAAATTAGATGGCTTGCTCGTGGTTCTTCTTCTGGAAGCGACCAAGGTTCTTTGGCAATTCGTGTTGGCAATGGTTCTGTTGATACTGGTTCTAATTATGCTCGCCACGCTTTAGAAGGAAATGGAGCAAGTGCATCGTCTGGAGCAAGTACAAGTCAAACATACGCAACAATCGCCAACATCCCACGCAATACTTACGACTCTGGAATGTTCGGAGCAGGTGTTGTAGATGTTTTAGATTACGCAAACGGCAATAAATACAAAACATTTCGCACACTAGGTGGAAACGATACAAACAATACAGGAACAGAAAAAGGAATTGTGAGCCTTTATTCAGGGTTATGGATGAGTACATCTGCGATTAACACAATAAAATTTTCTGTTTCAGGATTTACACAAAGTCTTGCTCAGTATTCACATTTTGCACTATACGGAATAAAATCGTGAGGATGATAACTATGACATTTATTAAGGTAGGTGCATAATGGCTTCAACATACGAACCGATTGCAACGACAACTCTTTCAAGCGCACAATCTAGCGTTACTTTTTCGTCAATAAGTGGAAGTTATACGGATTTGGTTTTAGTTGTTCAGGGTAGATTTGATAGTGCTAATACTATTCGAGAAATCGGTTTCAGATTTAATGGTGACTCTGGAACTAATTATTCTTCCACTAGGATAAGTGGGGATGGTTCAACCGCATCTTCTGACAGGCTTACAAATTTTAACAATATGAGATTTGGTGTGCTGCCAGCAGCAAACGCAACCGCAAGTCAGTTGGGCGATGCTATTTTTCACCTTCAAAATTACAGTAATAGCACTACATATAAAACCGTTTTGAATAGAACAAACTATGCTGGTTCTGGCGGTTGGACTGTTGCATCTGTTGGTTTATGGAGAGACACTTCCGCTATTACATCGATTCGTATTGCTATTTCAGAAACACAAACAGGAAATTTCATTTCAGGCTCTACTTTCACTCTTTACGGAATAAAGGCATTTGCCTGATATAATTTCTTATGCCATATAAAAATCATTATCCTTGTGGGGTAGATGGTTGCGAAAAATCTCGCAAAGAACGAGGACTTTGTTCAATGCACGCAAAGCGTCTACGCATACACGGGGACATTGCAAAAGTTTTACCCAGAGGAAACTTCAGTAAATACAAACATTGCACTATCGGTCAGTGTAAAAAACCACATATTGCTAAAGGTATGTGTCAGATGCACTATCGCAGAGTTGCTTTGTATGACCATCCCGAAGCAATATCATCATCTGGATATGCTGTTTTAGAAGGTGGATATATTTCACTTCACCTTCCTAATCACCCTATGGCAAACAAAAGTGGAAATGTATATGAACATCGTTTGGTAATGGCAGAACATATTGGTAGATGGTTACACAAAGGTGAATCGGTGCATCATAAGAACGGCAATCGTAAAGATAATAGAATTAAAAACCTAGAATTATGGAGTAAAGCCCAACCAGCGGGACAGAGAGTAGAGGATAAAGTGAAATACGCAATAGAAATCCTAGAGCAGTATGCTCCTGATAAGTTGGCCAAGGAGATATAATGGCA